TACAGTAAATGTATCGGTTGCTGGTAACTATACAGTTTATCCAACTGGCACTGTTTCCATTACCAATGGGTCTGGAGTAGGTGCAACTTTTGATCTGATTTCTGGATTTTTAACAAGCAACAGTTTCAACATCACGCTGCCTGGACAAAGTCCCATTGTTGTTCATGTGCCAGCATCAATTAGTCCATCTGTGCCTTATGCAACACTTTCTCAACTTATAGAGGAAATTAATACAGTTGTATTTCCAAATGGACCAATAGTTGCTTCAAGCAACAGTTCTAATAATTTGGTATTGACAAATACAAACGGCACTGCATTTTCTTTGGCTGATTTGTCGGGAACTCCTCTGCAAACTGCTGGTATCGATACTGGTACGACTTTTGCTCGTGGTATGCTTTATCAGGGATATGCACCAACACTCACTGTGCCTTCTTCGCTGTCAGCACTAAGAGCCAATAATGTTTGGATTAATACAACTGCTGCTGGGAATGGTGTGAATCTTGTAGTAAAAAGATATGAAAGCGGTGTATGGGTACGCCAAAATTCTACACCAAACACACAAACTGTACCTCTTTATAGTTCTGATGATGCAGCAAATGCTGCTTTTGGTGCACTAAAAGTTTTTGGAAGTTTATATGGGCAATACAATTACTATGGTGATTCTCCCGTAACTGCCAATGTTTTGTTAAATTATTGGGATGGTTATCAGTGGACAAATTTAACATATGTTCCAAGCCTGAGTGAACCAGCCGGACCACCATTGGACGGAACATTATGGTACAATCCAGCACTTCAAGTGGATATACTGGTGAATACAGGAACTGCATGGCAATGCTATGGAAATCTATATCCAGCCACTGACCCAAATGGTCCAATTTTAAGTTCTGCAACACCGCTGATACAAAGTACCGGTGCTCCGTTGGCTGATTATGATCTATGGATCAACACAGATATGACCCCATATCCTCAGATTTATAGATATAATGCTTCCTCTGCTTCATGGGTGCAAATAGATAATACCGATCATGCAACTAGTGCAGGTATTATCTTTGCTGATGCGCGTTCTACAAGCGATGGCACTGCAACTGGAAGCACGACCCCATCTGCCATGGATAGAACTTATAATCAAATAGCACCTGTTCTTGACCCAGATGCACCTGATGCTCTACTTTATCCTCCATACATGTTACTGTTTAACACTCGTTATAGCACATATAATGTTAAAAAATGGAGTGTTAATTATTTCCCACAAAATCTTGGAACAAACTATCCAACAGATACATGGGTCACTGTCAGTGGAAATGCACCAAATGGAGTACCATATATGGGTCCAGCCGCTCAGCGAGCAGTTATTGTGGCTGCCATGAACGCTGCCTTTGAAACAAATCAAGGTATTCGTGCTCAAGAAAACTATTATACACTTATATCTGCACCTGGATATCCTGAATGTATTGCACAAATGGTTCAATTGAATCTAGATATCAATAATGTTGCTTTTGTAATTGGTGATACTCCAAGTACACTGAATCCATCTAGCACATCAATACAAAATTGGGCAACTAATGCTGCCAATGCCAGTGACAATGGACCTGATGGGTTATTAACACACAGTTCATATCTGGGATTGTGGTATCCTTGGGGATTAACACAAGATCTTCAGGGCAATGATGTAGTTGCACCTCCAAGTCTTGTTGCCCTTACTACCATTGCATATAATGACAGTGTTGCCTATCCTTGGTTTGCCCCGGCTGGTTATACCAGAGGTCTGGTAAGTATTGTCAGCAGTGTTGGCTATATTGATGCTTCTGGAAATTACATTCCAGTAAAATTGACGCAAGGACAGCGTGATACACTTTATGTAAATAAAATAAACCCAATTGCTTATATGCCAGGACGTGGTCTGGTTGTATTTGGGCAAAAGACTCTTGATCCAGTCGCAACAGCACTTGATCGCGTTAATGTGGCCCGACTGTGTGCGTATTTGTCATGGAATCTTAACCAATTGGCTCAACCATTCTTGTTTGAACAAAATGACAATACAACACGAGCAAATGTAACTGCTGCATTCAAGAGTTATTTAAATTCATTAGTAAGTCTTCGTGCTCTTTATGATTTTTCAGTTGTTTGTGATAGTAGCAACAATACACCTGCCAGAATTGATGCCAATCAATTGTGGATTGATGTTGCTATACAACCAGAAATAGCAATTGAATTCATCTATATACCGGTTAGAGTTTTGGCAACAGGGGTACCTTTAC